TGGGTCAATGAAAAGACGATCCGGATTGCCGAGTATTTCAAGGTGGAGGATGGGGCAAGGACCATTTGGCAGGACGAGAACGGACAGGCTTCCGAGGAAGAGATAAAGGGCGCCGTCTCGCGCTCCATCAAGACGCGGAAAGTGATCTGGCGAAAGATCACCGCCAAAGAGGTATTGGAAGAACGTGAATTCCCGTCCAGGTGGATCGGCCTTGTTCCGGTCTATGGACACGTAATTTGGGTGGGCGAAGAGAAACGAGTTTCCGGACTGATCTGGCCCGCCATCGATGCGCAACGGGTTTATAACTACTCGGCGAGTGCCTATGTCGAACGTGTCGCACTGGTCCCCAAGGCTCCCTATTTGGCCCCTGCAAAAGCGGTTGAAGGCTATGAACGCATGTGGGAGCGGGCGAACACGAGCAATCAGGCGTTTCTCCCCTACAACCATATGGACGAGGCCGGGAACCAGATTCCTGCGCCTTCAAGGGCTTCCACGGTCGACGTACCCGCAGGCTGGTTGCAAGCCATGCAGGCCAATGAACACGACATCCAAGCGGCGTTGGGAATGTACCAAGCTGCTGTTGGGGCTCCGTCGAACGAGAAATCAGGCAAGGCAATCCTTGCCAGAGAGCATCAGGCGGATACGGCGACTTTCCATTTCACGGATAACCTGAGCCGCGCCATCCGGCAAGTCGGGCGGATTGTCTTGGACATGCTGCCGAGGATTTACGACACCCGGCGCGTGGTCCGGATTCTCGGTGAAGATGGCAGCGTCAAGGTTGCACAGATCGAACCGGAAATGTCCATCCCGTACAAGGAAGAGCGGGATGAACGAGGTCAGGCCATCCGGCAACTGTTCAATCCGACGCTTGGCAAATACGACATTTCCGTTCAGGTTGGTCCGGCCTACTCCACCAAGCGGGCCGAGGCGGCGGACTTCCTGTCGAACGTCACCCAAAGCAATCCGCAGATGATGCAGATCGTTGGAGACCTGATGTTCAAGGCGATGGATGTTCCCTACGCGGACGAAATCGCCGAACGCTTGCGGAAACTCCTGCCTCCCCAGTTGAAGGAAGAGCAGGGCGATCCGGCGCAACAGGTTGGAATGCTGCAAGGCGAATTGCAAAAGGCGGGAACGATCATCACGCAACTGGCGCAGGAACTGCAGGCATCGCAGGACCAAATCCAGGCGGCGCAATCGCAGGCCGAGGAACGCATCATTAAGGCTTACGACGCGGAAACCAAGCGGCTGGAGGTATTAGGTTCGACCCTGACGCCTGAAATGGTTCAAGGGCTGGTAGTGCAGACCATCCGCCAGATTCTCACGTCCCCGCCTATTAATGAGGTGGGCGAAACGCCCGCGATGGAAGCGGCGGAGATGCCTGGGCAGCAGTTTCAAGAGATGCAGGGCGGGCAGGAAATGCCCCCTGTTGGCATGCCTTCGGGGATGCCCATGTAAGACCCTTACGGCGAGGGTAAATCGCCGGTCATGGACTGTCGAGATGACAGACCGATCCCGTAGCTGGAGCTATGACCATCGAAACCAGTATTGGCGAAAGCCAAGAGATTGCCACGCCACAATCTCAGGAAGCATCGCAAGGCGTTGACGTCGCCCCTCCGGAATCGACTCCGGGAACGCAGCCGGATACCGCTGAAAAACAGGATGGGAACGCATCCCGGAATGTTCAGAGACGTATCGACCGCTTGACGCGCGAGAAGTACGAATTGCGGGCGGAATTGAACCACCTCCGCAAGCAGTTTGAATCCTCCCAGCCCAAGCCCGAGCCTCCCCAAGCCGCCGAAACTGGAGAACTTCCAGAACATTGAAGAGTACATCGCCGCACAAACTCGGTTCAACACCGAGTCCGCGACGAACCAACTCCGAAATGAATTCGCCCATCAACAGCGGGCGATGGCGGCGCAACAGGATGAAATGCGGGTGCGGGAAACCTGGGGGAAAGCCCTGGAGCACGCCCGGGAGGCTTACCCGGATTTTGACGAAGTAGTCGACAGCCCCGTCGAAGTGTCGAAAGCCATGCAGGACGCAATCCTGCGGGCTCCGAACGGCGCGGACATTGCGTACTACCTCGGCAAACATCCGCAGGAAGCCGAACGGATTGCGGCTCTTGATCCTTTCTCCGCGCTTGTCGAGATGGGCCGTCTATCGGCCACGGTCACGCGACCGAAACCCAAAGCGGCCACTTCCGCCCCTGCTCCCATCAGTCCTGTCGGCACTGCGGCGAAAGCCGAAAGCGACCCGGACAAGATGAGCACGCAGGAATGGCTCAGGTGGCGAAACGCGCAACTGAAGGCACAGGGCCGAAGGTAGCGCACCCCTCGTCGGGATGACGAGGCTTCCTCTTACCGGAGATTCAAATGGCAAACACTTTCATTACCCCCACCATGCTGACGCGCGAATTCCTGCGCATCCTCCACCAGAAACTGAACTTCGTTGGCAACGTCAATCGGGACTATGACGACGCTTTCGCCAAGAAGGGCGCGAAGATCGGCACCTCGCTGAACATCCGCCTGCCGAACCAGTTCCCGATCCGTACCGGCGCTTCCCTGAGTACGCAGGACATCACCGAGGGTTACACGACTCTGACAGCCTCCACTCAGAAGGGTGTGGACTTCACGTTCAGCTCCGTCGAACTGACCATGCAGATCGATGACTTCGCCAAACGCTACCTCGAACCGGCTGCGGCCGTCCTGGCGGCGAACATCGAAGCCGATGCGCTGAACATGGTGAAGGACGTGTATCAGGGCGTGAACAACATCGGTTCCGCGCTGACCTTCAACAAGCTGATGACCGGCCGGAAGGTGCTGAATGACGCCCTGGCGCCGATGGATGGGCGAACCGCTCTCCTGAACACGCAGGACAACGTCGACCTGGTGGACGCCCTCAAAGGCCTGTTCCAGGATTCCGGCGCCGTCAAGGAACAGTATCGAGAGGGTTCGATGGGCCGAACGGCCGGATTCGACTTCTACGAAAACACCTTGCTGGCTTCGCAGACGACCGGAACCGACGCCTCGAACTGCACGATCAGCGGCGCAACGCAGACCGGCGCATCGATCACCATCGCCAACGGTTCGTCCAAGACCTTCAAACAAGGTGACATCGTGACGTTCGCGGGTTGTAACCGCGTCCATCCCGAGACCAAGACGGACACGGGCGTCCTTCAGCAGTTCGTGGTGACGGCGGACATCGCGGCGGGTGGCACGACGATGACCATTTCCCCGGCCATCGTGACCTCTGGTGGCAAGCAGAACGTGGCGGCCTCCCCGACCAACGGCGGCACCATCACCAAGATCGGCAGTGCTTCCGGCGTCTATAAGCCGTCCCTCCTGTTCCACAAGGACGCTTTCACCTTCGCAACTGCTGACCTCCAGATGCCGGAAGGCGTGGATTTCGCGGCCCGCGAAGTGATGGACGGCATTTCCTGCCGCGTGGTTCGCCAGTACGCGATTTCCACTGACACCTTCCCGTGTCGCCTGGATGTCCTGTACGGGTACAAGACCATCCGTCCGGAACTGGCCGTGCGCCTCCTGAGCAACTAAGGGGGCGGCCATGTCAAACGGCGTCATTGGCGGCAACGTCCTTGCGATGACGGTGGGGTACGTCACTTTCAACCCCTCCAACATCGCGGCGGCCGGATCGTCCGAGCAGACCTTTACTTTCCACCGGCGTGAAACCCGGCGATATGGTCTTTGTGAGCAAGCCCACGGCTACCGCGGCCATGGGTGTTTGCTCCGCTCGCGTCTCGGCTGCGGACACCATTGCGGTTACGTTCATCGCCACGGCGGCGGCGGACGGGCCTTCCGAAACCTTCCAAGTCCTCGTTGTGCGACCGGACAACCCGACCGGCGCGCCTTCGATGATTACCTGATCCCACAAAGGATCGGGAGCCCCTTCGGGGGCTTTCTCAAGGGCGTTCATGTGAGCGCCTTTGAGAAAGAGGATTTCCATGGATTTCGTCGAATTCCCCAAGTCCCTTTATCGAGGCGAACAGTTGCCTTGGGGGGAATACCCTGAACACATCATCGTGCAATCTGCTGATGAAGAAGCGGAGGCACGCCGGGACGGATATCGATTCCTATCCGATCCCCTTCCGGATGAAACGTCCGCGCCTGAATCGTCCAATTCGCCCCCGAAAAAGCGGGGCAGAC